CAAAACCAATGGTGGATCACCTAATGGTACAACAACAACTTAGGGCGCCACACAAGAGATGGAAGCACATGGTGGGGGTGATGTGCCTTAATCTCACATATCGCAAGCATGTAAAAATTGTATTACCAAAACTTTTCGCTAGATACCCCAATCCTCAAGCATACCTGCGTGGTAGATTGAAAACTCAACAGGAAATGTTGAAACCGTTGGGCATGTGGGAAGTTCGATCAAAGAGAATAAGGAAGATGACAGAACAGTACCTAACGTGGGACAGGAAAGAGGCCAGTGACCTACACGGCATAGGCAAGTATGGATCTGACAGTTACCAGATATTCTTTTTCAATAACATTCCTCCCAACGTCGAGGACAAGGAGTTGAGGAAATACATTGACAAACTCGTAGGATAGTCTATAATAAGACATATGTTTGATAAAATAAAAGATGGAGATCTAGTAACTCTTAAATTGACTTCAGGGGAAGAGGTCATAGCAAAATATCTTAGCAGGACCGACTCACAATACGTCAGTATTGAGAAGGCACTTGTACTGATGAATGGCCCGCAGGGATTGGCATTTGGTACATTTTTCTCCACTGCTAGACAGGACCAACCGTTCAACATAGCAACGGACAAGTTGATATCCATCGCACACATCAATGACAAGATCGCTGATGAGTACAACAGGGTGTTCAGCAAGATTGAGGTTCCAGCAAAACCCAAGATTATAACATAATGGCACACTTTGACAAACACTCCACGAGCATCAAGGCACTGGTTGACGTGTCTGAGGCCATGCTTAACGCAATGGAGCAACACGGCATAGACCCAGAGACGGTTGCCAACAGGAACGAGTTCACCGTGATGATACACTTTCTCAAGAGCATCATAGACGGAGAATTAAATATACCAAACGAACTGACGGAACGCATCAGAGATGTTGCATTCCAAATTGACTTGGATCAGAAGATTGACAAGAAACTCAATTAATGGTCAAGAGGACTCAAAGACTTTCATCCCTCTATAAACACTCTGCAAGTCATCAAAACAGGAGAAAAAGATGACTTACTACTCAACTAAAACATACGGACACAACATAGGATTGGCCTGTGTGTTCAGACAACCCAACGCAGATCACTCACATTGCCATTTGCTACACGGATACAGTTTACAATTTAAATTCACATTCGGTTGCAAGGAACTGGACAACAAGAACTGGGCAGTGGATTTTGGTGGACTGAAGCCATTAAAGAAATGGTTAGAAGATCACTTTGATCATAAGACTGCGTTAGATGTGAATGACCCACACCTCGACAAGTTCAGAGAGCTTGAGGAACTGGATCTTGTAGACATTGTGATGTTTGATGGTGTAGGTGCTGAGATGTTCGCCAAACACGCATTTGACTTCGCAGATAAACTTATCAGAGAGAACACTGACAATAGATGTTATGTTGTGGAAGTGGAATGTGCAGAACACGGAGCAAACAGTGCCATCTACTCTAAAAGATAAAATCCTAATAGATTACGACGGCAAGGAAGTCACGGTCGATGTATACGACACGCCGCTAGGCAAGAGGTTCATAGAAGCACTAAGGGACAATCTCGCACAGAAGAAAATACTGGAGAAAAATTTTTGCTTTCTCGGATGGGCCAGTTCCACGAGAGATCTAAATTTCTTGTGTAAGGAATTGAACAAAAACATAGACCAGATCAACTCTTTCAATTTCAATCCGCCCTATGAAAGGATAGAACCATTTGTGGCCGATGATTTCCAGTACAGTGCTAAACTCAAAATAGGATCGGTGAATGACGGGAATCTCATGGCCAAACCCGGATTGCGATTAAAACACGAGGCCTGTAATCTTCTGCACAGGTATTTCGAGGAACTTCAAGGCACGGCTTGGAAATTGTCCGATTATTACAAGCAGACCAATGACGAGACAAGGTATGCGATAAGACAATTGAACAATCTCTGTCATGAAATCGAAAGTTGGGTCCAGTCCTATAGAAAAAGTGTATTCGATCCAGACTGGATCAGGCCATCGCAGATAACAACCTTCCTGAACGCACCCAGGCATGATCTACATGAAGAGGATTTCCAACTGTTCAAACAGAACAGATATGACCGGGAGTTGGGTGGTGTCTACTTACACTGGTCTCAGGTGGGCAAAACTTTGTTTGAGGTGTTCAGGGACGAACACGCACCTGTCATGACGGAAGCGTTGTGTTCAGAAATAAATCATCAAAAGTTTTACTCGGGAGAATTTGACATAGAATGGGGCGATACCATTACAGAGACAACGCACTGGTTCAAGAAACAGGAGATGGTGGAGTACAGACAGTGGCTTGCGGAGAACAACTTCAACTGGGAGGACCCAAGGCTATCACTGGGATACATCAAACTGGGACAAGTGGATCTACAAACTTCTTTCCAAGACACCAAGTTCCAAGGGATCTATGAGAGCATGAAAAATAATTTAAATATCAGTAGGATACAGATTTCAGGTGATGAAAATATTGCGAACGATTTTCCTTACACACTCGAGAGCGATAATTGGAAACAGATACAGATGGAAGGATTAGAAAGTGGAAACAAATCACGTAGTGTGCGTTAAGTGGGGTAGCAAGTACCCTTCCAAGTACGCAAACGTACTCAACAGCATGGTCAAGAGACACACCACCGTGTCCTACCAGTTCCATTGTTTGACTGATGATCCCGCAGGACTGGATTCAGACATCAACGTGATAAAACTACCCAATGATCCTTGGATCAAATCATGGTGGAGCAAACTTTTTATGTTCGCACCAGAGATGCCTTTGCAGGGCACCATACTATATTTTGACCTGGACGTTGTTATATTTGACAACATAGATGCCTTGTTCACTAATCCTGGCAAGTTCAACATAATAAGAGATTTCAACAGGTGCAGGATCAAGGATTGGAAACTCTCAAACTCCAGTTGCATGAGATGGGAGGCCGGCACCATGGACTACCTGTGGACTGAATTCAAAGATAATTCAGCAAAGATAATGCAACAGAATCACGGTGATCAGGATTGGATAACCAAGAGGGCCAGCAATGACATAACCTGGTTCCCAGACGATTGGATAAGATCATACAAGTGGGAGATGGTCGGATTCAAAGACACCAAACTGCTGACCAAGGACGGCAAGAAGTTCTTCAAGACGCCCGCCAAGATAGAACCTGGCAACAGGGTGGCAGTGTTCCATGGCTCACCAAATCCCATGGAATGTGCAGATAAATGGGTGGAGGACAACTGGCAGTGAGTTACGGAAAAGTGAAGGTAAAAAGAAACAATCCTAGAATGGATCAGATTCCGGAGGACTGTGGATACATGCAACAGTTTGAGTACAACGTTGACATGAACTCAAACGGTGTGATGAGCGAGTGCATAGATTGGTGCCAGGTCAACTGTGAGGGTAAATGGGGTTGGTGGTTCGAGCCCGCTGGCAAAATTGAGAATCCCATGAACCACTGGGAGGATCAGAACGCATACATGAGTTTTGAAATGAAAAGAGATGCCACAAGATTCTGGATGAGCGTGGGAATACAGAACAGCAACAGGAGAGAAGCATAATTACTATTATGAAACCATTTGAAATCACAGACGAAGCCAAGAATCAGATAGAGAAGTTGCTTGAAAAGAATCCAGGCAAGTACGCAGTTAGCCTGGCGGTGTTGGGCGGAGGATGTGCAGGATTCAAGTATGACTGGGGATTCGCTGACACCAAGGAAAGCGTGGCACAAGGTGACCATGTGGAGGACTGGCACACGGGCAGATTTGTCGTGGATGAGACTTCGTTGTTGTATGTCATGGGAACTAAGATAGACTGGATAGAGGAAACATTCGGATCACAGTTTGAGATATCAAATCCCAACTCAACTTCCGCATGCGGTTGTGGAGAATCATTCGGGGTGTAATGGACACTGCTTTCTTAATAGGTAACGGTGAGTCAAGAAACATATTTCCAATAGAAAATTTAAAAGGCAAAGGCGTGATATACGGATGTAACGCCATATACAGGGATCATCCCATGTTGTGTGATCACATAGTGGCAGTCAATCAACCCATGTACGATGAACTGGCCAAGTGGCACAACAACGGCAAGGAGTCTCCGAAAATACACGGTCCACAAGACATCAGCAAATGGAACTACATCTGTGAAGGCGACCATGAACACCACGTGCCCGAGGGTCTTAAGATCTACAGGTCGTGGCGTGGTGGAGACATCAAGAACGGTGGCAAGATCAAAACCAACGACTTCTCCAAGGCAAGGGGTTCTGGTTGCAGTGCAGTGTTGCTGGCCGCGGAGTCAGGCATCAAGAACATAGTGATCATGGCGTTCGACATAATGGGTGCCCAGCAGTGGGAGATGGACACACCCAGCAGGATACAGAACAACATATACAAGAATTCAATGAACTACCCAGACAGGGCCAGCATGAAGGCCTACCTAAAGTACGAATGGATGTACCAACTGAGGCAAACATTCCGCAAGTTTCCCGGAACTAATTTTTATTTTATAAATCGCAAGGAATATCTTGATGGCAATCCTTTCCTCAGATGGTACTTTGACCAGCCCAACATCAACTGTGGCATCTACGCCGACCTACAGAGATGGATCACGGGATCACGTGCCGACATCAAATGGAAAACACTATAAAGTCTTAGTGCTACTTGCGTCAAGTTTATAGACATTACGCATTTTCACACCCACGCTCTGTGCGAACTTCTTGGAATCACATTTACTACACACGTGTTTGTAGTCATTTGAGGCACGATCCGGATCGACCTTGCTCTTTGGCCTCATGAATGTCTCAGAACAGGCATCGCACTTGAACACATAGATCAGGTTCTTCCTGTGGTAGTTGTGCATTGTACCCAGTTTGCTCTCCCTCTTGTACAACTTCATTGTTTTTAAGGTTTCTATGAACATATTATTATTTAATAAATACGAATAACATATTATGGCAAGATTAACGATAGACACAGGAGCAGTAGGAAACCCAGCAACAGGCGATACCCTACGTACCGCTATGACCAAGGTCAACACCAACTTTGAAGAGGTGTTTTCACTTGTGGGCGATGGCGACACAGGATTGTTGACAACCAGCGTCACTAACGGTAATGTAAAGGTTCAACCGAACGGTGCAGGTGTTGTTGAAATAGACCAATTGCAGATCAACAACAGTGCTATAACACCTATAACAACCAATGCAGATCTAACGTTGAGTGCAAACGGCACAGGAAATATCATTGTAGGTGCTCTTAAAGTGAATGGTACCACAATCAGTTCGGATGACTCGACAAAAATATCAATAGCGGAAGCAGTTGATGTAAATGGAAATTTAAAAGTAACAGGCGCACAGATAGATTTCACAAATTTACCAACAAGTGACCCGAATGTTGCAGGAAGATTGTTTAGATCAGGTAACGACGTAAGAATTAGTACAGGATAGTAAATGGCCCAGAGTGTAATTGACATAGGTGCACTGGCTGATGATGGTTCTGGCGATACTATCAGAAATGCTGGCCTCAAGATCAACCAAAACTTCACAGAAGTTTATGCTCTTCCGGCACATGTGGGTGATATAAAATTCAGAGGAAATAACATTACATCGGAATCTTCAAATGCGGACATCGTGCTCTCACCTTCGGGCACAGGAAACGTGGTGTTCCCCGCCCTTACTTTCGAAGACAACAACATCAAACTGACCAGATCAAACGATGACCTAAAAATTACACCCAATGGAGAGGGCAGGGTGATCATAGCCGGACTTGCTTTCGGTGGAACAACCATAAGTTCGCCAGATTCAACAAGCGTAAACATAAATGAAAATTTAATAATTGGCGGATCCGGTACCTTTGGTGGTACGTTCTCATTCAGTGGTGCCCAAACATTCGCCTCAGGATCAAGTTACGGAACACTTACATTCGCAGATGGATCCATAACTGATTCAACAGGTTCCATTAGTTTTGGCAATGAGAATCTGACAACAACAGGAACACTGTCAGCCGGGACTGGATCAAGCCTTGGCAATATCACATTCGCAAATGGCTCTATAACAGATTCAAGTGGTGCAATAGCATTTGGCAATGAAAATCTTTCCACAACAGGAACAATAACAGCCGGCTCTGGTTCCACTCTTGGTAACCTCACTTTTGCAGATGGTTCCATCACAGATTCATCAGGTGCCATAAGTTTTGGTAACGAGAACCTGACAACCACTGCAACATCTATTGCGATCAACAGCACACTTACTGTAGCCAACGGATCCATAACTGATTCATCAGGTGCCATCAGTTTCGACAACGAGAACGTCACGACATCTGGTACAATAGCCAGGGCAACAGGTTCAACGATAGGTAACCTAACACTGGCAAATGGATCAATAACAGACTCCAGTGGAGCAATCAGTTTCGGCAATGAGAACCTGACAACGACTTCAACGTCAATTGCCATCAACAATACATTGACAGTAGCCAATGGCTCAATAACAGATTCATCAGGTGCCATAGATTTTGGCAATGAAAATGTAACCACGACAGGTACAGTAGCCAGGGCAACAGGATCTACAATCGGTAATCTGACACTGGCCAATGGATCAATAACGGATTCAAGTGGTGCTATAAGTTTTGGTAACGAGAACCTGACAACGACTTCAACATCCATTGCCATAAACAATACCTTGACCGTGGCCAATGGCTCAATAACAGATTCATCAGGTGCCATAGATTTTGGCAATGAAAATGTAACCACGACAGGCACAATAGTAAGAGCAACAGGTTCCACTATAGGTAACCTAACGCTGGCCAATGGATCAATAACGGATTCGTCTGGTACCATAAGTTTCGGCAATGAGAACCTGACAACATCGGCCTCAAGCATGGCAATCGGTAGCTCACTGTCTGCCGGCAGTGGTTCTATCACGGACACAACAGGTGCCATCAGTTTCGGCAATGATAATCTAACCACAACCGGTACTTTGGACGTCAGTGGGTTGACCACATTCGGCAGTATGGCAACAGTGTCCGGAGTGACATCTTTCGCGGCCTCGACAACAGTAGACAACCTCACATTCAATGACAATATAATTTCAACCAGTTCAAATGCGGATCTAGTGCTGACTCCTGGTGGAACAGGGATCGTCAACGTGAGTAATCTTACCATAGACTCCAGCATTGACCTAAAAGACAACGTGATCAAGGTCACAAGGTCCAATGATAATCTTGTGTTGAATGGGAATGGTTCCGGAAATGTGGAGATCATAACTGGACTTACCACAGCCGCCGTAACCACAACAGGCAACGTTGGTATCACAGGTGCCAAAACAATAACCGGACAACTTGACGTTGAAGGAATACAAATTAAAGACAACAAGATATCAACAGACGAGTCCAACTCAAATCTTGAGCTATCAGGCAATGGAAGCGGAAACCCTGTTGTTGACAAAGTCGAAATAACTAACACCACGATAGACAATATCGTGATAGGCGCAACTACCCCAGCGGCGGGAACGTTCAGTTCATTTCCATCATTTACAAATACTGACGAGTTCAATGCGGCCGGGGTAAAACTAAAGGATAACACCATCACTGCACATAGATCAAATGACGACCTCGAATTTGCCGCCAATGGATCAGGGTATGTGAACATCAACGGCGTCTTAAACCTGCCCAACTCAGATGGAAACACAGGACAACTAATACAGACAGATGGAAGCGGTCAATTGTCATGGGTGACTTCCGCTATCTTGTTCGGTGTGTCTAGCATTCAAGACGCTTCTAAAACAATTTCATTCACAGATATTACGGAAATAGATCATGTCACTGCTGTTGGAACGCACAACAGGATAGAATCTGGCACCGCAGTGCAGAACAAATTTGCGACCTCAAAATATGACAGTGCATGGTACCTGGCAGTCAACAGAGATGATGCCAGCGATGAGTTCGAAGTCACCAAACACTCCGTGGTGCATAACAACTCAAATGCTTTCATCACAAGCACCATAAATGCAAAGACAGGGACAAACAACCATGTCACGTCAACTGTTGACATTTCAAGTGGGTCTGTGAGATTGCTAGGCACAGGTAGTTCCCCAGAGAACTCAGTTGCATTCTACAGGATAGGCCTGGGTGATGATGACTCCACAGGATATTCCGGTGAGGACGAGGCGGCCGTCGTGATCAACACAGACGTGGACAGTGCAAGTGAAGTAATTGACTCATGGGCACACGGATCATTCAGGGGAGCCAAGTATTACATCTCTGTGAACAACGCATCCAAAACAGAATTGAGTAACATAGAG